CGCTGACGTTTGCGCCGGAGTATCTACCGGAGAGCCGGAAAGACGTGCAGCAGATCTGGAACACCTACCTCAAGCGCCTCAAGCGCTGGGGCAGCGGCAAGCCGTTTGACTATGTCTACCGCATCGAGGGGCTGCACGACAGCCTGCACATCCACGTTTTCCTGCGCAACAGCGAGTATCCTGCGGTGCTTGTGCGGCGGCTGTGGGACTGGGGCGAGGCCTACGATGTGCCGTACACAAAAAAGAAGATCCTGCAAGAGGACGGATACCGTAAGCTCGCCCGATACTTCACCAAAGAGCGACCAGAAGTCGGGCAGCATCCGTGGGGGCCGTCGCGGACGCTCAAGCCCAAAGTGCCGCTGCCAGAAGTCAAGACCAGCAAGACCGGCCGCATCTACGTCCCGCGGGATGCGGTCATCTTGCCGATCGAGTATAACGAGGCAAAAAGCGACTGGGGAGTGTACTCATACAGCAAGTATTTGAGCTACTGAAAACAGTGCTTTTATTTTAGATAATGATTTCTTATTCTTGAAACCTTATGAATATTTACGGACAACCTCAAGAAAGTGGGGAAAAGGCATTGCAAAACAGTGAAAAGACTGCTAAACTGGACACAAAGAACGGATTGATTGTCTGCCCGAACTGCGGGCGGCTCACATCGCAGGCCGTTCGGCCAGACACGGAGGCGCGGAACTTAGTCCTCTGGTGCCGGAGATGCAAGGCATCGAACATCGTGAACATCGAACATGGCGCGTGCTCGCTTAGTAGCCACTGCTGACAAACCCGAATCTCGGGGAGTGTCGGCGGTGGCTTTTGTTTTTGCCCGGAGGTGATAGCCCGTGAGCAGAAAAGAGCCGTGCCAGCAAGGGGGGCGTATGTCGTGGGATGGGTACAGGACAGCCAGGTGGCGGAAGCTGCGGGCGAAGATCCTGCGCAGAGACAAGGGCAAGTGCAGGGAGTCGGCACGCTACGGCAAAACCGTTGAGGCAACCACAGTGCATCACATCTGGCCTGCCGAGGACTATCCGGAATACGCTTGGGCACCGTGGAATTTGCTGAGCCTGTCCGCGGAAAAGCACGACGCGATGCATGACCGGCTGACGCACAAGCTTACGCCGCTCGGCGAGAGTTGGCGGAGAAAAACGACCCCGCCCTCAACTTGGGGTGAGTGATTGAACGGCCCAGGAACCGAGAGCGCCGCTATTTCCGACGGCGGGGAAAAAGTGCGAGGGGGTAAGCAACAAGAAAACGCGATCGGGTGCGGCGCGTGCGCAAACGACGCGGCTGCGCGCAGCCGCGCGAAGGTTGCATTGCTCCCTGCGCTCGGTGGCTTCCGGCTTGACTGACGGCTTCCGGATCGGGTGGCCGCGGCCGGCGCGGCTGATCATTGACGGATCGGCGGACGCTGGAGCGCCGGCGCGCTTGGTCGGGCGGTGTCCAAATCGGACACGAGAAAATTTCCGGCGCGTTCCCCGCTCTTTGCGGCGGGACATGGATGATCCTCCTTTCAGTCCTCGCTCCTCGCGGCCAAGGCGAGGGGCGGGGAATGCGCCGGAGGAATGCGGAGGTGAGGCGATGGGCCGCGAGGCCATGATCAAGGCGGATATGGAAGCGGTCGGGACGTACTCGCCGATATTCGACAAGGCGATCCACGAGTTGGCGAAGCAGGAGCGCGAGCTCTCCCGCGCTGAAAAGGCATGGAAGGCCGCGGGCGGCAAAATGGTCGCCGAACTTGTGAACAAGACAGGTGCGACGTACACGGCCAAAGACCCCAACTACGCGGTGGTCGACCAGCTGCGCAAGGACATCCTGGCGCAGCGTGCGCAGCTCGGATTGACGCCGAAGAGCCTGAAAGCCATGAAGGCGAAGCTCGCGAATCCCGAGGTGGAGCGCCGGTCGAAGCTCGAAGAGCTGATCGACGCGGCTAAGGAGTATGCAGCCGAGAACGCGGGCAGGTACCAGGCGGACGTGGACGGGTATGTCGAGAACGTGCTTTCGGGCGAGATCGTCGCCTGCGAAGAAATTCGTCTTGCCTGCGAGCGGTATGTGCGCGACCTGGAAAACCAAAAATGGGAATTCCGCAGCGAGCCGGCCTGTGAGGTGCTTGCCATCATCGAGACAATGATGTGCCACCAGCAGGGCGAGTTTATGGACGGCCGGCCGCTGCGCGGCACACCGTTCCTGCTGCTGCCGTATCACAAGTTTATTGTGTTTAACATCATGGGCTTTTACCGTGCCGGCACGCAGCTCAGACGCTTCACGGAGGCGCAGGATTTTATTCCGCGAAAGAATATCAAGACTACCTTTGCTGCGGCGCTGGCGTGGGCCCTGGCACTTTACTACGCGCCGAGCGGGTCGAAGGTCTATGAGGTCGGCGGCGCGCTCAAACAGGCGATGGAGGGCTTTGATTTCCTCTCGTACAACATCCGCAGGCTGCGCATTTCGACCACGGACGATCCCGAGAACGGGCTGCGTATCCTCAACAGCAACTCCGAGCACTCGATCACCGGCGACATCGGTGAGGGCGGATTTATCAGCATCAACGCGCTGGCGGCCAGCCCGGACAAGCAGGACTCTTTTAACTGCAACATCGTCATCGCGGACGAGGAGCACACCTACAAGAGCCCGCAGCAGTATCAGGTACTGAAAGACGCGACCAAGGCGTACTCAAACAAGCTGGTCATCGGTATCTCGTCAGGCGGTAAGCTGGCACACGGCTTCCTCGCCCGTCGAGTAGAATACTGCCGGAAGATCCTCAAGGGGACGATCACCGGCGACGCGGCCGACAGCCTGTTTATTTTCCTCGCCTGCGCGCCGCGCACGGACAGCGGTGACGTGGATTACACCAATCCGGATGTGCTGCAAGGCTGCAATCCCGGTTGGGGGCAGTCCATCCGACCGCAGGACATGATCAACGACGCGATGCAGGCCAAGGATGACCCGCAGATGCGACCGGAATTTTTGCAAAAGTCGCTGAACGTCTTCACGGCGGATCTTAAGGCATATTTCAACATCGACGAATTCCGCGCAAGCGACAGCAAGTATAACTGGACGCTCGACGAGCTGCGCCGGCTGCCGATCCGCTGGTACGGCGGCAGCGACCTCTCTAAGCTGCACGACCTGACGGCGACGTGTCTGTTCGGCAACTACAAGGGCGTGGATATCATCATTCCGCACTGCTGGTTCCCGGTCGTAGCCGCGACGCAGAAAGCGCAGGAAGACGAGATTCCGCTTTTCGGCTGGAAGGACGACGGCTGGCTCGACATGTGCAATGACAAGGTGCTCAACTATTCCGACGTTGTGCGGTGGTACATCGCGCGGCGCACGGAGGGCTTTAAGCTGCGGCGCATCGGGCATGACCGCAAATTCTGCCGCGAGTACTTCATCGAGATGAAAAACAAGCACTTCCCGATCAAGGATCAGCCGCAGCTATTCACCCGCAAGAGCGAGGGCTTTCGGTACCTTGAGGCGAGCGCGAAGCGCGGCACGCTGTACTACTGCCACGCCGAACCCTTTGAATACTGCGTGCAGAACGTGCACGCGATCGAAAAGGCGGACGACATGATCCAGTACGAGAAGATGGCAGAGCACCTGCGCATCGACGTGTTTGACTGTGCGGTGTTCGCGGCGTGCACATACCTCGAAGATCTAGAAGCCAGCAGCAAGGGAAAGGGCTGGTATGATGACGATGAGAAAGGCAAAGAAGCATGACAAAGCATATTAAAAACCGGGTGCGGAAAGCGCCGCCCCGCATCCGCGGCGATAACTCGGCGCTGGGCCTGTTTTTGGGCGATAGCTTTGACAGCCTGAGCGTGAGCGGGTACTCATCGCTGCTGCAATCGCCGGACGCGGCGACGGGGATCGCAGCGACGGCGTCAATCATCGGCGCATCGACCATCCAGCTGATGCGCAACGGCAAGGCCGGCGACGTGCGCGAAAAAAACGAGCTGAGCCGGTTTATCGACGTGACGCCCTACTCCCTGTCGACACGCAAGACGTTTGTCGAGTGGATCGTGACGCAGATGCTCTCGACGGGCAACGCCTTTGTGCTGCCGGTGACGCAGGGCGGAAAGCTCGCTGACCTTGTCCCCATGCCGGGGGCCAGCGCGAACGCGACGGCGGACAACAGCTATCAAGTGCTGTGGAAAGGCAATGTGTTCGAGCCAGGCGAGGTGCTGCACTTCCCGTTCAACGTTGACCCCGCGCAGCCGTGGCGCGGCCGCGGCGTGACGATCCAGCTGCGGGACGTGCTGCAGAACCTCAAGCAGGCCGCAGCGACGACCAACCGCTTTATGGCGGACAAATGGAAGCCGAGCGTTGTTGTCAAAGTCGACGCGCTGGCCGATGAATTCAGCAGCAAAGAGGGCCGCAAGCGGCTCGCAGAGCAGTATCTGTCCGATGACGAGTCGGGCGCGCCGTGGATCATCCCCGCAGATCTGATCGACGTGCAGCAGGTCAAGCCGCTGACGCTGGCCGATCTCGCCATCAACGAGACGGTCGAGCTGGATCGCAAGACCGTTGCCGCGGCGCTGGGCGTGCCGCCCTTTATCATCGGCGCGGGCGCATACAATCAGCCGGAGTATAACAACTACATCCGGCGCATGGTGGTACCGGTGGCGACGACGATCGCGCAGGAGCTGACCAAAAAGCTGCTGCTCTCGCCGGAGATGTATTTTAAGTTTTCAACGCGCAAGCTCTACGCCTACACACTGACGGAGCTTGCCGACGTGGGCGATGCGCAGTATGTGCGCGGGCTCATGAGCGGCAACGAGGTGCGTGACTGGCTCGACCTCGGCCCGATCGACGGACTGGAAGAGCTGGTCATGCTGGAAAATTACATTCCGGCCGAGATGATCGGCAACCAGAAAAAGCTGAAAGGAGACAGCGACGATGGAAACGAATGACCGCAAGCAGCGACAGGTGCGCTCGCTGCCGCAGAACTTTAAGACCCGCGACGCGGATGGCAAGCTCTATATCGAGGGCTATTTTGCCGTGTTCGACTCCCCCTATCCCCTGTGGGACGGCGCGGAGGAGGTCGTCAAGCCGGGCGCGTTTGAGGGGTGCCTCACGCAGGACGTGCGCGCGCTGGTCAATCACGACACGACGCTCGTCATGGGGCGCACGACGGCCGGCACGCTCGTCCTGAAGCAGGACGCGACCGGCCTTTGGGGACAGATTGAAGTCAACCGAGACGACACTGACGCCATGAACCTCTATGCCCGCGTCCAGCGGGGTGACGTCAGCCAGTGCTCGTTTGGTTTTGATATCGAGAGAGAGACCTTTGTAGATCTCGGCGACGGCCGGTGTCGCTGGGAGATCGAGAAAGTCAATCCGCTGTACGAGGTGAGCGTCTGCACGTTCCCCGCCTACGAGGCGACGAGCGTGAGCGCCCGCAAGCAGCAGCTCGAGACCATCAGGCAGCGCGAGACGCAGGTCTGGCGCGAAAACATGAAGAAAAGACTGGAGGCACACTAACTATGGCACTGAAAGTTTTGCTCCTGCGCAAGAAGCTGAACGAGAAGAACGCGGAGATCAAGGATCTGCGCAAGCAGCAGGCCGGATTCAAAAAGCGTGAGGACGAGCTCGCGGACGACATTGAGGCTGCTGCCACCGACGAGGAGAAAGCAGCGGTCGAGGAAGCCGTTGCGGCCTTTGAAGAGGAAAAGAAGAACGTCGAGGATGCGCTGGACGCCGCGGAAGAGGCTGCGCAGGATCTGACCGACCAGATCGACGAGCTGGAAGACGCCGTGCAGGACGCTGTGGACGGCGCTGATGACCAGGGCGATGAGGCCCGCGGCCGCAAGGGCGGCATGAAGAAGAGAGGAGCAATGAAAATGCCTACTGAAACCCGTGAGAAGATCCGCGGCATTGCTGTCCGCGACCTGAGCGCGCAAATGGAGCGCGACGACGTCAAGGCGTTCCTGATGCGTGTGCGCGAAATGAAGAGCGAGAAGCGCGACGTCAAGGGCGCTGATCTCGGCATCCCCGACACGCTGCTGCCGATCCTGCGCGACACGACGGAACGCTACAGCAAGCTGTACCAGTACATGCACGTCACGCCGCTCAAGGGCACGGCCCGCCAGAACATCGCGGGCAAGATCCCCGAGGCGGTCTGGACGGAGGCACTGGGCAGACTCAACGAGCTGGATATCGATTTCTCGCAGATCGAGCTGGACGGCTATATGGTCGGCGGCTTTGTGGTCGTGCCCAACCCCACGCTTGAGGACGACGATAACCTTGAGCTGCTTGCCACCGTGATCGACTATCTCGGCCAGGCGATCGGCCTTGCTGTGGATAAAGCGGCGGTTTACGGCGACGGCGACAACAAGCCGGTTGGTTTTGTCGCTCGCCTTGCCGCGGAGAGCAAGCCGTCCTGGTGGGGCTCCAAGCAGGCGGCATTCACCGACCTGCACACGAGCAATGTGCTGAAGCTCGACCTCTTCAGCGCGGAGGGCGTTGCCTTCTTCCGCCCGCTGGTCGCGGCGCTGAGCAAGGCGAAGCCCAACTATTCCAACGGCAACCTCGTGTGGATCATGAACCGCGCGACGCACATGGACCTCAAGGCCCGTGCGATGGCGTGGAACAGCGCGGCGATGCTGCTGCCCGGCATGGAGGACACGATGCCCATCGTCGGCGGCACGAT